AAAGGGTGTTGACAAATCCCTTTTAATATGGTATATTATAAATAAGATACAATTTGATGATACGAATTGAGAACTGATCTGGACGCGGGGGCAGTACCCGCCGCCTCCACCACAAGTACTCTGAGAGATTCAGAGTATTTCTGATGGGGGCGAAATTAGGATCGACAGGCAGGGACGGATGAGTGGAGAATTGTCGGATGACTCCGTTATTGGTCAAAAATATAAACGCAAATGATAATTTTGCAATTGAGGAGTATGCATTAGCTGCATAATCGCTCGGGGTTTCGGGGGTTCCTAGCAACAGAATACCCCCACTTAAAGGATTACCACATGGTAATTCAAATTTGTCATGATAAAGGAGATAATTGATTATGACTATTACTACCCAGACCGCTAAGGTCGCTAATGCACTTACGAATGGTGCAGAACTTACCGCAAAACAGATTTCAGCACGTTATGGTGTTAAGAATGTTCGTGCGGTAATCAGTCAGTTGCGTTCAGAAGGTTATTCTATTTTTCTGAATAAGCGTGTATCGTCTTATGACGGTCAAACCTACATGAAGTATCGTGTTGGTACAGCGCGTCGGTCTGTTGTTGCTGCTGGTTATGCTGCTCTACGAGCTGCTTAATTGAATAAGGTTTTGGGGTTTCCTAGTAACAGAATAACCCCACTTTAAACTAACGCACTAAATTGATGCGGATTTAGAAGCCTCCAAAGTGCAACCGTTTATTCCTTCCGGCTTGGGGAACATCAACGGGTGATGCCGTAATACATCCGTGAGGGGTCATGGTTAACCCCTCAACTTAATATAATGAAAGATACTAATGGCTTTAATCACAACAAAAAATTTTACAATTGCAATTGAGAATATTGCAAAAGAAAAACAGATTACTCATATGGATGCTGTTTTACACTATTGCAAACAAGAAGGGGTTGAACCTGAGTCTGTCAGCTCTCTTATCTCAAAAGGTCTTAAAGAAAAGATTGAAGCAAATGCTAGAGACTTAAATTTTTTACCAAGGCAAGCACAACTACCAATCTAGACAATGGAACCGATTGACGTTTATTTAATGTATTGTGCTATGAAAGCACATTTCAGTAAGAATGATTATGACTTCTTGACTTATAAAGGTAAGAGTCGTGTTCCCAGAAACTCATTCTATAAACGTAAGGACAGAATTTTCTTTGTCAAACTTTCCAAAAAATATGAAGAGTATGAAGATATTAAGAACTATCTAGTTGCTAACTTTATTGTGGAAAGACAAGGCTATATTGCAGATTTTAACAACGAAAATTATGAGACATGGAAAGAGAAAAGAAATAATTTCTATGACATATTCACCGAAGAAATTCGTCCATTCGTAAAGAATTTCAATCCAATATTTGAAGCAAAAAAATCTGAGCATCCACTTATCTTAAAAGAATATCTTGGCAAAAGAGTATCATTGGAAACTCTTATCGTCCTTGATGAGCTCGTAGGATTCACTAAAACTTGGAACAACCGTATGGCAGAGGATTACATATGGTACGATCTTAAAAAACTTATGAAAAATTACAAAAGGTTCTTGACAATTGATAAGAATTGTTATAGAATACAATTATTGAAACTCATAGAGGAGTCTAGTGATGAGTAGTAATGAAGAACTTGAACGTAATGAAGCGTTCTTGGAAATCGATAAAGTTTCTCAGTTGAATGAAGTTCAAGTGTTGACACGCAGAGTGAAAACACTTGAGTGGGACTGTGCAGAGTTGCTGCAATCTAACTCTGCATTGCAGGAGCGAGTTAAAAAGCTTGCATCTCGTCAACCGGTCTGGCCAAAGGGATATCGTCCACAAAGGCGACACAACTCAACCCAGAGTCGATAAATGGTTTGCCGGAGTAGCTCAGTTGGTAGTAGCAATGGTTTTGTAAACCATAGGTCGTGGGTTCAAATCCTACCTTCGGCACCATTTAGTTAGGAAAATTAAATGAAAATAGATATATCTTTTGAAACGGTTGATGGCATTGTCCAGGCCGAAATGTTTTACCAATATAGTAATCTTAAACAGGAAATTAAAGAACAAAAAACTGTTGAGAATCCATTGGACTATCAAAAAGAAGATTTGAAATATAATGAAAAACTTCTAGATGCTGTCAAAACGATGTTAAAATATTATATTGCCCACTCAGAGTGGCCGGAAGACCTGAAAGATGAATAAGTGAAAGTAGAATTAATAGACCACATGGGAAGTGATTTATCGGTAGTAAATGCTGCTCGTGTTTCTTTTGCAAAAGTTCATACAAAATTTGATGAGAAGGGTGATACCAAACTTATCAATTATCTTGCGAAACATAATCATTGGAGTCCATTCGGACATGCATCAATGCAATTCTATATCAAGGCACCTGTATTTGTTGCGAGACAGTTAGTAAAGCATCAGGTGGGATTGACTTGGAATGAAGTTTCAAGACGATATGTTGATACAGAAGTTGAATTTTATGAACCTACAGAATGGCGATTAGCCGCAGAGAATAAGAAACAAGGTTCATCAGAGGAAACGGTAGAATATAGTATTTCACCGGCACACAAATTTGCCAAACAGTGCTATGAGAATATGTTGAATTTGGGAATTGCACCAGAAATGGCTCGTATGGTTTTACCACAGAGTATGATGACAGAATGGTATTGGAGTGGTACATTATATGCGTTTGCTCGTGTATGTAATTTACGATGCAAACCAGATGCACAGAAAGAGACACAGGATGTTGGATGGGACATTGACAAGTATGCAAGGGAACTTTTCCCCGCCTCCTGGCGAGCTTTACGAGATGCATAAAGCTCTTGTCATAGGTAATGGTGAATCCCGAGCATGGTTTAGACCACATGGTCATTATAGTAGAATTTTTGATAATAATGTTATAACATGGGGTTGCAATGCAATCTATCGTGATGGTCTTGTTCATAATTTGGTTTCAGTAGATTATGCTATGCAACAGGAAATTTATGATTCTGGTTATTGTTTAGATAATCCAGAGTACGGTGATATAAAACTTGCCCATTTTGCAAACTGGAGCGTTGTTCCGGCAGAGGTGTCAGAGATGATGTTTATGGGATATGATATTCCAGAGGCATTTATTCATAGAAGTAAGAATCGAACTGACCAATGTGTTATATCAGGAAAAGACCCTGTTACATTGCAAGAAAAAATTGAGACAGCTATTAAAATGAATCCAGGCTTGGATATGAATGATTTAAGATTAAAAATGGAAAAGGATATTGGAGTTTGGATTACCTATGTTGAACCAAATGATGATGTAGTTTCTATTGATTATCCTGTAGGTTGGTCTGCTGGTAATACTGCCCTATATCTTGCGAGTAAAAATGCAGAAAAAGTTTATGTTTTAGGATTTGATTTAAGCTCATATGATCAACCATTAAACAATATGTATAAAGGTACAGATAATTATTTGCCTGCCGATGCAAAAGGGTTTAGTTCTGATAATTGGTATAATCAGATGAGAGCAGTATTTAGAGAGTTCTCGTTATATCATACTAAATTTTATCTGGTAGATTCTACTGCTAAGTTTGATGAGGATAATGTATCCTATATAACAAAGAATGAATTATGCGAGGAACTTAAAATATCATGACCGGCGTACCTCTTTTTCCAACAGGCATGGTAAAGCAATACTTGACTCCCAAGACCTTTATGAATGATTTGGATTTAACCAGATTTACATTTGAAAAATTCAAGGGACAAACTAAACTCAGAACAGGGAAATTCAACAACATACTTCTTCAGCCTGAATTCAAAGAGATGCAGCTTTGGGTAGAAGAGTGCGCTAAAGATTTCCTTGACAATGTATTAGAGATGGAATATGAAGAATTCTTTCTTACGGAAAGTTGGATGAATATCAGTGAGAAAGGTGGATATCAGAAAATACATAATCACTCCAATTCAATTATCAGTGGAGTGCTGTATCTAAAATCTAAGCCTGAGCATCCGCCTTTGGTATTCAAAAAACAGAAGATGGAATTTGAACCTTTTATTTCTCTAGCAGAGCATTATAAAAAAGGTAATCCAAATACCGCACATACTTTAGCATTTCCCTGCACACAGAACACTATGCTTGTTTTCAATTCACATCTATATCATGGCCATGAAGCAAGTGTATTAGAAGAGGAG